TTTTGAGAGGGCAGCACCTTCACGAAGGAGGTTTCTTTCGACAACGTTTTCTGTTAATCTTTCGACTATACTTGCCATTGTTGTATCTCCTTTGTTGGTTAAATATTAAGTTAGCCCTGCTAACTTTTTCATGCGTTCCGCATAATCATTCTGCTTTGGGGCTTCCGCACGAGAAGCTTTTAGCAATAGTGAAGAAGAACGTCTTTCAACTGCCTCGCTCAATGATTTGGGGGAACGACCACTTGAAGTTCCATCCCGCATTGTGCTCTTTAATGTTTCATAAAGCAATTTTACTTCTTCTGCTGTCTTGGCTCCATTGATCGACTCGGCTAATTTATTTTTTTGCCGCTCATTTAACGAGGCGTCGGATAGTGCCTTATTAGTATATAGTAATTTATAATTCAATAATCTTGATTCATGTAATTTTTCTTCATATTGATTAATCTTAGCTACATACGATTTGTTTTCGGCAGTTGTTTGTTCAATCAACTTGACTGATTCTTTTAATCCTGCCTTGAGTTTCTTGTTTGATTCTTGTAGAGTATCTACTTCTTGTTCTAATTCTTCAATTTGGACTTGGAGATTTGCCAAGGCAACATCGTGCTCAGCTTCTTCATGGAACATTCCGGTCCATTTTGATCTTGCGCCTGTTCTCTTATAATCAAGCTTGATGGCTTCTTTAAGTTCTTTCTTTTCAGAAGGACTTAATTTCTTAACAGCTTTAATTATATCTTGAAGACGAGCATTAACAGAGGCATCTTTAATATCTTTTTTCTTCATAGAAACTTCTAATGCTTCAATTTTTTGGAGAATTTCTTCGACGGAAATTGATTTTTCACCTTCTTCTAATTCATCCATTTCGTCTTCTTCATCATCATATTCTTCTTCAGAATCATCATCCGAATCTGAATCGTCGTCGTCCATATCCGTATCTACATCGGCATCTGGGTCATAATCAGCGTCATCTGGGTCTGTTTCAAAATCAATTTCAAACTCAGATTCATCATCATCGTCGTCATCGTCATATAAATCTTCGTCAGAATCATCATCCAACTCATCATCCATATCTAAATCATCATCGTCCATATCAATTTCAGAATCTTCAAAGTCTTCGTCGTCAATATCTGCTTCTGTTCCATCTTCGTCATCAATATCAACGTCAAGATCTAGATCATCCATATCGTCCATGTCGTCATCTTCTAAATCTTCATCGTCCATATCGATATCATCTTCCGTGTCGTCGTCTGTATCTGAATCGTCATCATCAGACTCATCGTCGTCATCTATGTCATCATCCATATCTACATCATCATCTGTATCAGAATCATCATCTCCATATGGAAAAGTTTCTGAATCTTCATCGAAGTCTTCATCGTCCATCATTTCTTCTTCAAGTTGTTCTTTTAGGTTTTTTCTTGAAAGAGCTTTTAATTCTTGTAGAGCCATTTGTTCTGGTGTCTCCTTATTTTTTTCAAATCCAATTTCAGATAGAGAATCTAGATCAATTTCAACAACGCCAGTTGTATAAACTTTTCCACCGATTACTTCACCATCTTTGTAAGCATATTCTAATTTGTCAAAAAGATCTGATTTCCCGTCAGAATCTGATTTGGCTGTATTTGGATCAACTGGAGATGCACCAGCCGCGACTGGAGTGGTTGGCATCGCACCAATAGCAGGAACTCCAACTGCTGCTGTTGGATCTGGCAAAGGAGGGGCTGCTTGTTCTAAAAGTTTTTCTATTTCTCCCTCAAACTCATCAGAATACTTCTCGATTATAGCCTGTTGGGCATTTTTAATTGCCGCCTCTTTAAGATCTTTTGCGTCTAAAATTGCTTGCTCTAATAATGAACTCATATATTAATCTCCATAGAAATATCCTAATAAATAGTTTCCTTAAGTTGTTATTGCAAATATTTTATATGAACCAGTTGGAGGAGTTTGTGCAGAAGCAGAAACATTTCTCCAAAGAAACCAAGCTTGATTAGTAGATGCTGAAACATTAAATAAAATACAAGCACTACTGAACCAATTTGCAGCAGTAGTTCCATTTACAAATAATATATCTGAAGATGATAGCCCTGAAAAACTACCAGTGGATATAGTCCCGGTTTGTTGTGAAGTCGTTCCAGCATTAATACTATTCCAGCCGGAAAAAGTAACATTATAAATTTTCATTTTTGTTATAGGAGTTCCGCCACCAACAGTGATACTGGATGAGGCTGAAACACTTGTTATTGTAAGATCATTTCCTGATGTTATACTTCCAAATCCGCTCATATTATCCTACTCCTGAAGATCCGGACCAATTATTACCAGAACCAGTTATCGCAGGAACACCTCTTGGAATTGGAGTTAGTCCGGCAATTACTGATGCGGAAGTTTGTGATGTTGAATTTGAAATCAAAAATATATCTTCGATTCTCCATTCGCCAGTATATGACTCACCATTATCTAAAAGAAAATAATTTGTTCCAGAGCCAGAAACACCAAGAATACTAAAACCAACTCTCATTGCTACATTTGAACCGGTATTTTCATTTACAACAGTAACAAATTTTGCTACATAAGGAAATTGAATTTTTAATGGAACTGCAGAATTTACAGGAACAGTTAAACTAGAAGTGGCAAAAGGAATACCACTCATTTGATAAGATCCAACAGAACCTAGTCCTGGATTTGGCCATTGCATTGTTTCATTTGCCATATTGATTAACTCCTAATTCCTTATAAATAGATTATTTATTACTAATCTTATCAAGAGATTCTCTTTCTCTTTGTAATTTAGCAAGAACTTTTCTTCTTCTTGCTTTTCGTCTTGCCCTAATAACAGAAGGTGGTTCATAAAATTCTCTATTTCTGAGTTCTTCTACGATTTTCTCTTTCTTTACTTTGTTTAAGAACCTTTTAATCATTCGCTCAACTGGTTCGCGGTTTCTTAAATGAACTTCAACATTTACTTTTTTCTTAGCCATTACAACCTCTATTTAAATCCCTTTAAGCCGGGAATTTTATTTAACATGGATAAATCCATTCCTGGATCTCCATCATCAACACCTAAATCTCCTGGGCCTGGTGTTGGCTCTAAACCTTCAAAGACATTACCATAAGCGCCCTTACCAATTGAATCAGCAAGTTTTTTTCTTGTTTCATTTAATTGTGGTCTTGAGGATACTGATTTGGGAGCTTGAAAAGTTGGAGCATTTCTCGTTGATTCGGAAAATACTTCTTTATTTCCCTTATTTACTTCACTAATAAGGCTGGATAATAAACCTTCCTCTAAGAGCATTTCTCTTATACATTCTTTAACCAAAGGCTTAATTAGTTTTTTCATTTCTTTCTTATCCATTACTCACCTTCTAAAAGAATATCGTTCATTGCTCTATAAATCTTATCTGATTTTGTAAAAATGTTTGGTTCTTTATGCTCTTTAAATAAGAATGCACCAGTTGTCGATGGTTCTGAAACTAGGTCAAAACAAATCAATTGGAAGTCATCTTGAACCATCGTATTACCGCCTTGTTCTTTTGTTGAGCCAAGACCACGAGAAGAAACTCCAAGTTTAACACCGCCGCGAATTAGATCTTTAGCAATTCTTCCCGCTGGTGTGTCTAATACTTTTAGTTTTCCAATTACTTCATCATTTTTCATTTCAATATGAGTTACAATGTGTGAGGCGTTCTTTAATTCGATAACAGAAGAATCCGGATGGTCTAACTCGCCTAAAGCTCTTGCTTCATGAACTAATTTTTTATAATTTTGTACTTCCCGTTCTAAAACTTTTCTTGGGTAAATTCTGCCATTGCCGTTCTTTGTGTCGGCTTTTTGAAGGCGACCAGCAAGAATTACTTCTCTACCTTCTTGATTTAATCTTCTTTCCTCCTCCGTGAGAAGAGAAGAATCGTTTTCAAGTTCAAGAAATTCTGTTAAAACAAATTTATTCATATCTATTTTCCTAAAATGCTTGAAATTGAAGTTAATGATTGTTGATCTTTAATGTTAGCAATAGCTGCCTTTAAGGCGGATTTAAGTTTTCCGGCGTCTGTTTGAACTTCTATTAATTTAACTATATCTCCAACGCTAACGTCTTCATTAAGTTTTTTAAACTTAACAACTTCTTCTTCAATAATTTGATTTAATCTTTCATAAGTTATTTTCATAGTCAGCATCCCGCCTTGCAATTAGTTGGTGGTCTCTTCATCCACTTATTAGTCCAGAGATTAACTCCCTGATTTAATTTTAATGTTAATGCCGTCATCGCTAACTCCCATATTTAATATATAACTAGTACCAGAGCTTAAACATCCCAACAGGATGAAATTAATAAATGATTGCTCAAAACTAAATAGTTCTGTATATGGAGAAACTCCACATAAAAACATTCCTACCCAAAATCCCATGCACATTGGGCATTTAAATAATTCCCCGAGCAATCCTTTTGTTGGCCTAATTTGTTTTAATATACTAGCATAACAAAGAATTTGAGTTAAGCCATAAGCAATAAGAATGAAATAAATTAGTTGTAGCATTAATCTCCTATTTTGTTGAAATAATCCACCAATTTGTTGAACCGTCAGATACAAATGTATAAGACGAATATTGAGTTGTTAAAGATTGCGTTGTGGCTCCATCAATTGTTCCAGCAGAAGCAGAAATGGTTACAGTAGAAGCGCCAGTTGAAGTTTTCTTAACAATTATTTCCGCGCCATTGCCAGATATAGATGGGCTTGGTAAAGTTATTGTAAATGAACCGGAGGCAATTACGCAACTTCCTACTGACGCTGTATGACTTGCAATTGAACTTGTAACAAATCTTCTATAATCTATGGTTTTTCTCACGCTTCCGGTTGTGAAATATAATTCATTACCATCATATTCCATAGAGCCGGATTCTGGTGATGTAAGTAAAGAACCACTATTAAATTTTAACGGGGCTGTTCCTGCGGTTGCTGTTCCTGCAGGTAAATGTATTCTTGCAGTAGGAGATGAAACAGAACCTAATCCTAATGAATTGGCAAAATTTGCATTTCCTCCCGCATATAATGTAAAACGATTCACACCATTAGTAGCAAATTGCATTGGTATGCTACTATATCCATAAATATAATGAGCAGCAGAGCCGGCTGCTATATCAAGAGTATTTGTTCCGGCATTTCCGCGAACACGAACATTGGCGTTTAAACCAGCGCCTGCATACACATCAAATTGCGTTGTTGGGGCGGCTCCAACACCAACATTTCCAGTTACAGTCAATCCATTCGCTTGTATAGTTAAACCATTTGTCATGGTTATTTGCCCCGTAGAGGCGATTCTTAATCTAAGAGAGCCGCTAGTAGCAAAATCCATTGGTGCTGGTCCATAACCATATAGGTAATGTCCGCTTATACCACTAGCAACATCAAAAACTGTTGTAGATTGTCCATTTCCGCGCAATCTAAAATCAGCATTAAAAGCGCCATTTGGCTGATAAATATCAAAAGTTGTTGTTGGAGTTGCTCCAATTCCTAGCCAATTAGCAAAAGCAGAATTTCCTGTTACTACTAATCCTCCTGCAGAGACAGTTAAAGCGCCAGTCATTGTATCGCCGGCTTTAGCAACTTTTGCATTAGCAGTTGATTGTGCTGCAGCAACATTTGTTGTGAGAGTTGTTAAATCTGTTGTAAGGTTTGTTACTTGTGATTCTGCTATTTGAATTGAGGCAGAAGATAAATTTGTTATTCTACCTTTAGCATCAAGCGTAATGGATGGAATAGTCGTGGTTGAAATATATGTTGTAGCTGTTATTACATCTTTTAAAGTTGGATTAGGATAAGAGCCAGTCAAATCCCCGCCAGCATCTCCAGTTGGAGAAGCACTGTTAGAAGTCCAAGAAAACCCAGTGGTAGAGTTAGAATCTGATTGTAAAACATATCCATCTGTTCCGGCAGGGATTACAAAAGAACCAGTAGTGTATGTTTTTATATCACCTGGAGTTGATATTGCTGTAAGACTTATGGCTTTTTTTCTATTTGGAATTCCAGCCATTCATCACCTATACCCTATAAAGAATGCCATAGGCAGTTTGATAAATGTTTACGTGGCCTTTTCTTGGTCTTTGTGGAACTTCACCAAGTTCTGTTGTATCTTCTTCATCTGGATTTACATACATATCTTCAACATTTTCATCATAATTTTTTGATATATTAATAAATTCCATTTCTTTATCTAGAAATCTCTTTGTAAGAAGAAGAATAACTTGCATTACGTCAATTTTATCATTTGGCGGATAAAATGATTCTAATGAATTTAATATTGCTCCGCTTCTAATTGTTCCTTTAACAAGAGCGCCTTTCTTATCAAGAAATTTAAAGTATCTATCTTGTGCCGGATATGTATCTGAGTTTGGAACATCTTTTGGAATTGTGAATATCTTATTCTTGGAAGGAATAATAACAATATCAATCAATGGGTGATCATAGATAACAATATTATTATCTAGCGTCTTTCTTACATTTAATTTAATCTTTGTAAACCTTGGCCCAAAGATGATTTTAATTTCATCTTCTTTAGGTTCTTCGCCGGGAGCCATAGGAGTTCCTAATTCTTCCGGCGTTAATCCGGCAGTAGCAACTTCTTTATCTGTAATTGTTATTGTTATCGCCATTTATTAGTTCTCTAGTTCGTGAACGAGTTTTTGATATTTCAATATCTTTTGTAGATATTTCTCGTCAACTTCTTCTTCTTTTAATAAGTTAAATTTCTTTTTAACTTCTTGTAGTTTCTTGATAATTTCTTTATCTTCTTTTACTTCCGCGACTTGATGCGCCACATTAAGCTTTTCGGCTATAGTTTGTAGTTCTTCATTCAAAAAGATAATAAAATCAGCATTATCATCTTCAGAAGAAGTCATATATTTTTTCAATAAGGATTTTTGATTTTCTAGAAGATCACCATATTTCTTATTAAAAGCATTGACGAAACTATGAACAACATATTTATCAATCTTTTCATTAACTTCTTGTAGTGTTTCTTTTTGACCCATCATTTTTTCAACAACTTGTCTTTCCATTAACATTCTTGTTGGAATATCTGATTTCTTGCCAAAGATTTGTTGTAATGTTGCTATGCTCTTGTAATTTGGAACATAATTTGTCCAGAACTTAGGGCCAAGCTTACGATTTGTTTTAGCAATTAAAGAGCTTTGTTGTTGGAAAATATCTTCCATACCAAGCCCAGTATATAATCTCTTTGCTTCCTCGAGGATCTTCTCAGCTAATTCTTTATCTGCGTTTTCCGTATTAAGAATTGCTTTATAAATTTTTAGCTCTTCTTTGAGAAGTTTACCTTCAGAGAAATATTCAAACATAAGAGATTTAACTTCTTGTAGTTTTTTATCATCTTTTTCTAATTTAGCTCTTGTATATTCTCTTACAAGAGCCTCATATAAAAATAATGTGTTTCTTTTCTTGTTGTGGTTTATTTTCATGTTTACTCTTCCATTATATCCTTAATGTCTTGGTCGAGCTTATTTAATTCTTGCTCTGCGCTATCATTATAATTAGTATCTTTTGACTCTGCAATACCTTTGGCTAAACGATCATTTGTAACATATCCGAAACCAAAAAGATTTCTTACAGAATTATTGCCATATGTTCCAGCTGTTGAAGAAAAGTGTCTAGTTCTTGGTCCAGAACTCTTTCTTCCATCTACTTCTTCTCTTCTATATTTTTTGCCGTTTGAGCCAATTGTTAAGTAAGAACCATCGGCATATTCAATTCTTTCAATTCTATCGTCTTTGCCTCTATGAACTACACTATCTCTTTTTGCTGGAGCTGCTGGCGGTGGAGCTGCTAATAAAGCTGATCCACCTTCTTCTCCGGGAGCTGGTGGAGTCTCTGGTGCCGCTGGGGCTTCTCCGCCCGCTGGTGCGGCTCCCGCCTCTCCTCCTGGGGTTGGCGGTGCCAAACCAGCTCCTAAACCTCCTGGGGCCTCTGGAGTTAATCCTGCTTCTGCCCCTCCTGTTGGAGCAGATTCAGTTGGAGCACCTCCAAGACCACTCATATCGCCAGCAGTTGGTGTATCTTGAGCAGATGCTTCAAGTGCTGCATCAATTCTCTTATCGTAGAATCTTTGTCTTTCAATCTTCTGGTGATCTTCTTCAGAAATAGCAAAGATGTTTTTATATACCCACTGACGAGAGAAGAAATTAGAACTTGCGGCTTTTCCTGCAACGTCAAGTTTTGTATTAAGCCCCTCAAGTTCTTGCATCATTGCTATTCTCGAAGGATTATTTAATGAAAGTTTAAATGAAATAATATCATCGCCTCTGAAGCCGAGAGTATAGAGGTGAACCATTCCGATTTTTTCTAATTCTGTAAGAATTGTTCTTTGTAATCTTTGAATTGTTCTAGCAAAACGAATATCTTTTTGTGATAAAGTTGATTTATCTTCTTTTTCTGAGTCTGATTGGGAGAGATATGCTTTTGGAATCTTAATTGCTGCGAAGAGTTTATCTTTTAGATATTTAATATCGTCAATTGCATCAATGCCTTTTTGTCCTGCGAGTGGTGTAATCTCAGAAGAAGAACCTTGTCTAACTGGAAGATAGTAGTCTTCTTCAACACTCATTGGATTATATCTCAAATCTACTTGCCCAGTATCGTCATTGACAACTTGATGGCGTTTCATCTGAGTAATGACTCTTTGCATATATTGTTCAACATCTTCTGGTGGAACACCTGATACGTCAATCTTGAATACTTTTCTATCTGGAGCACGGATAACACGAGAGGCCATCATTGCATCTTCTACGAGAATTAATTGACGCCAAATTCTTCTTGCTGGATCCAAAACAGAAGTTCCATATGGAGTATATTTATCGTTTCCAAGAACTCTAAAGTGCGCTATTTGCCAATTTTCAAATGTTAATCCGCCAGCATTCCATTGATATTGAATATAATTTGGATTTGATTTATCTTCACCTTCAAGCCTTTCAACCTCTTGAGAAGGAAGGCCAATAACGCCCTTAACTCCAAGAACTTCATCGGTGTCAAGATATAAGAAGAAATCTCCATACTTACACATTGTTCTTGCCCAATTGAATAAGTTTGATTCAATATTTAAAGTCTTGTAGAATAGTGTATCTAATATGTTTTTAATTTCTTCGTTATGACAATCAATTCTAAGAAGTTTAGAAACCTCTGTAAATGTTGTCATTTCATCTGCATATATGTCTAATGCAGAAGCTAGCTCTGGATAAAATTCCATTTGTTCGAAGTCTACATATCGCTCAGAACGACTTTGAATAGCCATATTTCCAGATCGTAGAGAATCAAATGGATTATAAACATTCTTTTTATATGAAAGACCTTGTAAAGAATTAAAGCGGCTTGCATATTTGTCTAATTGGAATTTTCTTTCTCTTGATGGCTTTTGTGCTCTAAAATTAACAATTGGACCAGAAAATAATTTTGTTAGTCTCTTAAAAAGAGGAGAAGCGTTATTTTGTGGATTATTTTTTTGATCTGCCATTTTTTATTCTCACTTTAAAAGCCAAGAAAATTCTCTTGCGTTATTGAAGGCTTCGGCCCACTTTTTTCTTTTTTCTACTGATTCATGTCCCTGCATTCCTGGAATTGTTGTATCAAATGTTTTTGTGGAGGATCTCATGTTGTTTACCAATATTTGTCTATATTGTATATCTCTTTGTGTAAGAATTAAAGCCCCTTCTCTAATCCAACAGGCGATTGCGCAACTTATTACTAAATCGTCTGTTTTACCTTTGATAGCCTCAGCTTTTCCTCCGTTCCAAATAAAAGATCTTAATTCTGTAATTAGACGATCGGAATTAATTTTTACTATTTTTGTTCTTAAAAATTCTTCAAATTTAGCTATTGCTAATGGGCGCATTTTAACATTGGTAGAAAATCCAGGAACTGCATTTGGATCGTAGGATGCCTGAATGGGCTCTATAAATTCATATGTAGCCTTTCTATGATGATAAATGTTTGGATGCTTCATGGTTTTAAGTTTTTCTAGCACGCCATAGCCAAATGAATTATTTTCTACCACCAATAAACAATTTCCATATTCTTTTGATGTTTGGAATAAAAGGTCTGCATATGATTCTGGATTTAATTTTCCCTGATATTCACCTACCTGTTCCATAGAATCCACATTAAAAATATGAAAGGCTGAATTGTCTTGGGCATCGCCTCTGGCAACGTCAGCAACAATCATATATCTTTTACCTTCCTCTGGTTCTTCCCAGATCCATAAATTGTTTTCCGGCCCAGTTTTTTTAATTGGCTGTCTTATTACAGCTGCCATTTCTTCAATTAATTCACCAGAAATAATTGTGTTGCCAGAAAAATTAAAAGAGCATTCATATTCTTGTGCGATATCTTTTGCGCTCAAGTTTTTTGTATTTTCATCCCACCAGGCTTGATCGCGATCAGGATGCACGTCCCAATTTAGTTTAATTGTATTAAAATTATTCTTGCCAATTTCTGCGTCTGTATAAGTATTATAAAACCAATTGCCAACACCTTTTGGAGTTGATACGGCTATACAACGACCACCAGTAGAAATTGTGGGATAGATAGCGGCCCACATTTCATCCATTCCTTCAATTGTCGCAGCTTCGTCTACGAACAATAAAGAAAGAGCCTCAGAACGACCAGAATCTCCCGTCGTTGAGGCTGCTTTGACCCAAGAGCCATTATTTAATTCAAAGCCATTCTTGTGATCTGAAATGGGCTTTGCAATCTTCATCCAATCTGGAAGATTCTTATACATCATTTTAACTTTCTTAACCATGTTCGCCGCTGTTGTTAGTTTTGTGGCTACAGTTAAGATTGTTTTTTCACGATGAAATAACATCATCCAAAGAATAAAAGCAGACGTAGCTGTGGATAAGCCAAGCTGTCTTGCCTTTAATACAATATTGAAACGATAATCTTGAAATTGCTTAATACAATCTTCTTGATAAGGATAAAGCTTGAAACTTAATAATCCCTCAACTGGGTGAGAAATTTTTACGAAGTTATTGATAAAATAAACCGGATCTTTCCCACATTTAATTATCTCTTTGATTATTTCTTTTTTGGTTAATTGATAGGTCATTAGACACTAAGCGACCCGCTTAGGTGCTTCTTCAGCCTTCTTCTTATTCTTAAAGAGGCTCTTATGGTATTTTTCGTAATCAGCAATAATCTCGCTAGAAAATTCTTCTGGTTCGGGAATACCAGTAATTTCATAGCACTTATGGGCTGTTACAGAAGTTCTAAAGCGAGAGATTGGCTGAATTAGAACGTCAAATTCTTTTACACTCTTTCCGTTTTTTAATTCTTTTTTGGCTTCTTTAACTGAGAGTGTTTTGCCTGTGAATTTCTTGTAGTATTTCTTAATAAAAGTAAGGCCTTTCTCGAGCATTTCTTCTACTTCGTCTTCGTATTTTCCTGGGCCTATTTTTTGAATATGACTTAATGGAATCTCGGTGTGATAGTTGATTGTTAGTTTTCTTCCGCCGACTTTAACCTTAAGTCCGTCCATAATTCTTTTATCGACCAACGGATTTCCTTTTTCTCTGTTAAGTCCAATCTCATTATCAACTTCTTCGTTGTAAGTTGGGCCGTCATACATTAATGATGCGGCTTGGCTAATACCACGCACAATTTCGTAGATATCATTTTGGACTTCGTTATTTACTATTTCTGCCATTTGGTTTCTCTTCCTTCTATATGCTTGATATAGCATTTAAAGCAGCAATCAAATTTATTCATATAAATTTCATCGTCCGCTTTGTATGCCTGTTCTCCGCATGAAGAACAATTCTTAAAGTTCTTCTTACTAACTAGTTTTTCTTTAAGAATAAAGCCACCTTGATCTGTATAGTTTTCGTAAGGCTGTTGTCTATAATATTTTTCAATAGACTTAACTTGATCAAGGTAGGCTTTTTCTTTTTCCGTCGTCCATAGAGAGGAAGGATCTAATACAGCTATATTACCGTATTTTTCCTCAATGGCTTTTTCAATAGCCGCTATTTGCTTTGGATCAACATTCGGCATAAATCACCTTATTTTGATTTTGGTGCGCTGTGGCCTTTGCTTGGTTTTGGAAACCCTTTAGTATTTGGTGAGCTTGGTGTTGGCCAATTGCTTCCCTTACCTGAACCTGGGTTTTGTGTAAATGGGGCAACCTTTCCTGGTCCGTGTCCTTTATTTTTGTCTGACATGTTCAATCCTCCTGAGATCGTACAATAAATAGTATCATAAAAGGAAAAGGCGTCAAGCATTTTAGCCTAACGCCTTCCGAATTATAACAAGAAGTTATTTTTTCTTGTCGCCCTTCTTATCTTTCTTGTCTTTCTTATCTTGCTTAGCCATATTACCACCTCCTTTCCTTTCGGTACAATAAATAGTTAGTTAATATAAGCAAACCCATCTTCGTTTTTTTGGATCTCAATAATTTTATCTACTGAATCTTTGAGAGCGTCAAGGTGTGTAATAAGTATAACAGTTTTAAATTGAGTTTTAATCATTTCTAAAACTTTAATAAAGCTTTCTAAATGGTCTGCGTCTAAAGAGGTCGCTGGCTCGTCCAAAATAAAAACATCGCTTACAGGCAGGCTTCCGCACTTAATAAGGGCAAGCCTGATAGCCATAGCGACCAAGGACTTCTCTGCTCCAGAACAATTCTCAATAGATCTAGCGTTAGAGTTTGGATGCTTAATATAGATCTCTAGTTTGCCGTCTTCGTTCTCAAAGAAAGCCTCAAACTCAACGATATTGTGAAGAAGTTTATTCATTTCTTCGTTTAGAACTGGAAGCGTTTTCTTAATCAACTCAAATGGAATTCCGTTGTTGTGAACTGCCTTTAAGAATAATTCGTATGCTGAATATTCTTTATTGAGTTTTTCTAACTCTTCCATTTCTGTTTCATAGTTCTTAATCTGTTGTTCTAGCCCCGCAATTTCTTTAATCACCGCATTAAGTTCTTTTTCCGATTCACCAATACAAGTTCCAAAAAAGTCCTTTCTAGTCAATAACTTATCTCTATTATCTTTTATTTCTTTCACGTTATCATACAGTTCTTTGTTTGCTTCATAGCGATTAATAATCTTTTCATTCTCAACCAACTCTGACTCTATGTCTGCCTTTGTCTTTTGTAGCTCTACGATCTCTTTGAGAAGCTTGGAAACTTTCTTGGAAGATTCATTTGATTTGTCGTTAAGCTTAGATACTTTATCAAGGTATTCATTGACTTTATCCATATCTAACTTTAATAAATCGCCGCGTAAAGCCGTCTCTTGTTCTTCTAACACCTTTAAAGCTAAATCAATAATAGAAATTTCTTCAAGAGAATCGTAAGCGTTCTTCTTAAAAGAACATTCTTTAAACTGATCTTTTCCGCAAGCGGCCATATCTATCAACTGAGAAGATTTCTTATAAATGGAAAGCGAGTTATTCTTAGATTTCTTTTCATAGAGAATAGAGTCAATCTCTTTCAGGATCTTCTTAGAGGTCTCCTGCTTAGTTTTCAGCTCCTCAGCATTTAGTTTCTCAAT